CCTCTAGCTCGGACGGCCTCTGGTCAGAACCGTCCACACACGATGAGTCGATATCGGCTCTCGCATCTCATGGCGGAAGGAAATTCTCCACCGCCTATAGTCGCTATGTAATACACACAGCGACCATTCCCTTGGCCACCACGTTGGACCAAGGATACCTTATCGCAGATTCTAACTGCGAAAGTTACTTCCACGGCTATCAAGCCGGGGAGAAAACGGATATCCACTGTCCGTTAAGGTCTTGCATGTTTGCAAGGCCAGATAAGACGCGAGGTCGCGAGCGTCTTAGAGCCAACTGCCCATGCGGGCAGGTGGCGTTGGAGAATGGCTCTATGCAGCCTCTCTGTTTTCTGGTTTACGTACGTTCGTTAAACCGGAATCTCGTGGGTTGGGATCAAGACGGCCAACCCCCGGAAAACATTAATCCTGAAGAGATTATGTTCTGTCAAAATTCTACTGGAATTTTCGACAACTCCTATCCCGGATTTCTCCGCGATAGAATTGATGTGACTGGTTGGAACCATGTCACTGAAAAGAACCTTGTGGAAACCCTCAAGGCTCTTTACTGGTACCGTAAATATAGTTACCAGTATAAGCTCGACACCAAGGTGCGCGAGCTTGTCAATCGTCTGGGTATACGCCAGGCGAAACATATCGTAACGCAAAGTCTGCATACGATAAACAGTCTTCTTATCAAGAAGATGATGGCCTTCAGTCCAGAGATTGAAGGGTATGAACCCATGGCGAAACATACCGCATGGGCTTTCTTAGATCTTATGAAGATCTATGGACTACCACCGCAATGGAATGCAGGTGGTAATATGGTCGAACCCCTAGAGGGGTTCGCTCAAGACGCGAAGAACTTTTCGAACTTCGTGAAAGCGAACTTCCACAAGGAAGATCGCATGGCGCGACTCAGTATCACTGAGTGGCGCGCTAGTACCAAGAGCTTTGGAGCTTTCTTTGGTACCGAACTCAAACGTATGAGATCATACATTGAGTCTGTGTTTTCGACCACTGGGTCTGATTACACTTTGTCTCCGGCTTTCATATTCCGGATGACTACCCTTTGTCAAACAAGGGGTTTAGGCTATCTACCAGAGTGTATAGCCGAATGCAGAAGGCAATCCTTCCGCAATACCGTGAACCGTGATACGGTCAAGGTTGAGCCTGAGATGATGCATCTACAGGCCTTAGCTGTCAAGAAAAGACTTGCCAGTAAGATACCTCCGCTGATTCTCAGCGGAGACCGAATCCATTCCCTCAAAGAAGAGGAAAAGGAAATGTTCCAGGATGTATTTTCCCGGATTGCCATGCCGATTAAAGGATCGGCATCGCTTGATACCTTCATGAAAGATGGAGGTAAAATAGAGGATGCAAGGCATACTCTTGAACTGGCTCGGAAGAACCAGTGGAAGATTCCTGTAAGGGATCTTGAAACTCACGCAGTGCGCGAGTACATCACGGTGAGTGGTTCACCTGATGAAATGGAGGACGTTAGTCGTCCTCTATTCTGGATCAGCTATCAGCTGTTCCTGAACTACTTCGTCAGAAAGGCGAAGTGGAAGCAAACCGAAGATTATCATCGGTTTGATATCGGAAGCGAAGAATACGCTCCGAAAATTATGGACGCAAAGATTGTCCATATATCTGAGCCAGGTTTGAAAGAACGAAACCTGACTAAAAGCCATGCCGCGATGGCATGGTTCCTTACGCCTGGAGCAAAACTGACCCAGGCTACACTCGCGATACTCCCAGAGCATCGCGCTGGCCTCTTAGAAAGCGGCCATGAATGGAGACATCAAAAACGGATATCTCCTTTATCAGATGAATCAGGATTCATCTATGATTCCCGGACAGGCAAAGTCTATCCGGATATTCGTCACGTCTTTAAAGACTGGACGGAATCAACCGATTTCATCTGTAAATCGGTAGGATATGTCCATTTGCGGACATTCTTTTCTTACGTCGGCTTTCCGGCCGCGTATGCACGATTGATCTTAATGACAATCGTTGAACCTCAGCCCGTCTCTGAGGTTATTAGTCAGACCATAGTTGGTACTGACGAGATAAACGAACCTGTGGAATGGCACGGTTCGATTAACGAAGGTTTCATGATGGGAAACCCGATGACCAAGCCCATTTTGCACTTGGTACACGAATCGGAACATGCCGTTGCGATTCTATTCCTAACCCGTAAAGGGTTACGATTTGTTCCAAACTATAAGTTTGGAATGCAATACGACCGAGCGAAGCTCGATCGCAATATGCCGGCCGAATCTGGCCAGCTGTATCTATCCTCACGTGTTGAGGGTAGGTTGAACGTTCCTGCCTTCCGGTAGGAACCAGCACCCGTACTGGGTGGCGTGTCAGGCAAAGTTGCAC